AAATGATATACATTTTAATATTTATAATAGGTTGCTTATTAATAAAAATGAGCAACCTAAATAAAATGATAAAAGTATATAAAAATAATTATTTAACTGCATTGCAAATTTTAGGCGAGTATGACCCTAAGTTGAAAGAATATTTAGAAAAGGAGAAATAAGAAATATGGGCAAAGAGAAAAAACCAATAATAATAGAAACCGCAGATATATATTTACATTTTCCATACATAATGGAGGAGGAAGCAGATGATTTAGCAGATTTCTTAGAAGAAGAGCATATTGAATATGAAGGTGCAACCGACATATTCATAGACTTGCAGAATCAAGTCAAAAAGCAGAAAGAAGTAATTGATATGTTTTTAGAAAAAGTTGATAAGAATAAAAAACTATTGAACAATCCTGAGTTATTAGATTTGTATTTAAAAATAAAAGAGGTGTCAGAATGAATAGAAATTATGCAGAAACTTATGAAGAACACAAAAGTGGAAAATATGAATATGTAAAAGGTTATGGAAGATTGGGATGCTATCAAGGTTTAGATTATATAGAAAATATTTTAAAAGATGATAAATATTATTCAGAAGCATTAGAAGATGGTTTTATATTTATTCAAAGTTATATAAATTGCGTTGAACAACAATGTAAAAAACAACAAGAAGTAATTGATAAAATAGAAAAATATATAGAAAAGCAAGCTAGAATGTATGAATTATCTATGCCAATAGAATTAGGGACTCATTTATATAATATATTGGGTATATTAAAAGAGGTGTCAGATGAATAAAAAAGAAATACTGGGATTATGTGAATTTTTAAAATTACATGGTTATGAAAATACTGATAATATATCAAAATTCATATTTGGATTACAAAAAGAAAATAAACAATTAAAAGATGAATTAAAAAGTAAACCAGATGCTCAAATAACATTACAAGATGATAAAGGAAATAAATTTATGGTAATTCAAACTGAAAGAATAGATATGCAAGTAGAATTAAATAAAACTATTGAAAAATTATTTAATAATTGGAATGAGTTAAAAGAATACATAGATATTAAATTATACAACGTAGAATATCTACAAAAATTATTAGAACAATATCAAAAGATAGAAATAGTAGAGAAAGTGAGTGAAAAATAATGTTATTAAGTATAAGTCCTGTAAGACCTATTATTGTACCACACATAAGCAATTGTAGTGGTTATGCAGTACCACAATGGTTAGAAATAGGCTTAATTGTTTTATTGGTATTGTGCCTTTTGGCACTATTGATTTTAGTAATAAAAATGATTTTTGAATAAGAAAGTGAGGAAGAATAATGAAAATAACAATATATGAATTATTAGGATTAGTTAAAGATGGTAAAGCACCTAAAAAAATAAAATATGAAGATGAAATTTGGGAATGTTCAAAAGAAGAATATCACAATTGTAAAGATGGTAGAATTTTATTGAGTGATTTATTTATTAACTATAAAATTCAAACATTTATAAATGATGAAGTAGAAATAATCGAAGAACCAAAGAAGATAGAAAAAATAGATGAAATATTAATGATTGATGATTTAATACCACCTTGTGGAGAAAATGATATAAAAATGTGGAAAAATATAATAATTCAGCAAAATAAAATAAATGAACTAATAGATGAAATTAACAATTTAAAGGAGAAATAATATGAGATATTTTTATGAATATAAATATAAAAAGGGTAATAGAATGGTTGGTGGACATAATTTAGAAAAAATTGAATTTTATGATAATTATATAAAATTATCAGGAGTAGATATTATTCCAACGAATTATGATTATGAAGAACAATATTGGGGAACACTTTTAGATATGAATGAAATAGAGTATTTAAAAATAGAACCTATGTTAGAAAATCAAGAATTAAAGAAAAAATATGAAAATGCAGTAGCAGATTATGAAACAACTATGTTTGAAAAAGAACAATTAAATAGTTTAGTAAATAGTTGTCAAGAAAAAATAAGGCAATTAAAGAAACAAGTTGAAGAAAATAAAGATAATTATAATTGCTTGTTAAAGCAAAAAGAACAATTTGAATACATAATGAGTAAACAAGTGGATTATCAAGGCCAACAAAAAGAGTTTATAAAATGGTTAGAGAATGGAATAGAAAAAGTTAAAAATACTGAATTTCTTGATGAAAGAATACAAAGAGCAGGATTAATAGCATATAATAGATGTTTACAAAAATACAAAAGTATAATAGGAGGAAATAAAGATGAAAAAAAATAAATATAATATATCACATATTAAATTACTTAAAATAATAAAAAAAGGAAAACTTAAGGAAGGAACAAAAATATATGTAAGTGATTTTGTTGCCTCACTATTTTATGAAAATGGAACATTATATTTTTATAATTGTTATGATGAAATAGAACCATTAACATTTAAAGATTTTGTTGAAAATATAAAATATGCTAAGTTTAAAATAGGAGATGATAAATAATGTTTTGGTTAGAACTAAGAGCAAGAATGGAAGTTATAGGAACATTTATAGGATTAGGCGTAGCAATATTATATATAATTTTATTAATAATAGGACGTGATAAAAAATGATATTTAATCAAGATTTTAAAAATATAGTAATATTTACATATAGAACTATATATCAAGTTGTGAAAGATAAAGAAAATAGAAACATAACCAATACATATAATCCTTTACTTGACTTTATAGAAGAATTTGAATTAGAAATAAAAGATAATAAGCTATACATGTATTGTGAAGATGAATACGAAATAAAAATGTGCGATGTAGTATTTTATGATATAAAACATAAATCATTTCAAATAAAAGAAGATACTATTTATCATGAATTATTGAGTATTGTTAGAACTTTAAAAAAAATAAATGAAAATTAGGAGGTAAATAATGAAAATAATGTTAAGTCAACCTATACAATAATATTTATGAAAGGTTGGGAATATGCTAGAGGTTGCAAAATAGAACATCAGATTGCTGTTGAATATGGTAAAAAGGTAATGTATAAAAATTAGGAGAAAAAAATGAAAAGAAATAAAATTAAATTTGGAGACATTTTACAGTTCTTTTTTGATGATGATACTTGCTGGGGTCCTTACGGTGATCATTCAGGCATAGTTTTATATGATAAGGATTTTAATTTACGAGTATATCTTTTAGACAAAAGAACAATTAAACTTCGTAAGGGTAAAGTTACTAATCCTGAATCTTATGATTTAGAATGCTTTATTAGTAATTATGAAGATGAAATAAGCATTATAGGTAATATCGAAACAATAGTTACAAAAGAACAATTTGAAGAAATGAGTTATAAAATAAAGGAGTAATGTATGAATAATGAAGAATTTATAGGAAAGATGCAAATGGTGTATTTTGGTGAAACAAATGCATTAGAAGAATGTACGCAAGCATATTTAAAATTAAATTTAATAAAAAATGAATATGAATCAAGAATGAATAAAGTAATTAATTATATACAAGAAACTTGTTTTATAAATGAAGATGATAAAACTGAAGTGTGTGAGTATGGAGATGATCTAAATCCTAGACACATTATAAAATTATTAAAAGGGTAGTGCAAGGATAAGTATGAATGAAGAAGAAAAGAAATTAAGGGACGAACTTATAGAATTAAAGATTAAATATAGAAAATTAAAACAAAGATATGAAAAAGTATTTAATGAGTTATTAAAATATATAGAAAAATATGAAAGTGAGGATAAAAAGTGGAAGAAATGAAGTATACGATAAAAGAAGCAAATAATGAAATAAATAGAATAACAAATTTATTAAATTTATACATAGATAGAAAGAATTTACTTTTTAATGACACACAACCAAAAGTAGCAGATGCAAATGCAGAAAGAGTAGATGGAAATATGACAAGAGAAGAAAAGTTCTTCAAGTATGTGTATAAATGCGAAGATGAACAAATTGACTGGTGGATAGAAAAATTAAACATTTACATAATAGCATTAAATAACTATGTAGAAGCGGAACTAAAAAGAATTGGTGAGTATGAACCATTGAAGCAAAAAGTTTATGAATTAAGAAACGATAAAAAATATATACAAGAACATAGAGGAAAACCTCGTGAGTGGTGGAAAATTGCACAATTAACAGGTTATAGTGAAAGGCAATGTAGAAGAATATATTCAAAAATAACAGGAAAAAGAAATAATGAGATAGAAAATAAAAATGTCCGTTCAATGTCCGTTTGATTATGTTAAAATGGTAGCATGGGATAATACGAAGTCCCGTGCAACTCCTTTTAAATTATTGTGCTACTTTTTGTAAGTAGCATATTGAGTAAATAGTGAAGCCTGTAGTCAGGATTAAATGTCAGTTATAATTAAGCCTTTACTCGTTTAGAATTGTTGATTACATTAAGTAAACCCCTGATTATAACAAAAAGCGTATATGTAACCCTAAGGTAGTGACATTTGTACAACTATTATTTACTTGATATGGTGCTTATAAATAATAACTAGAAAGTTTTAGGACTTATAGTTCCTAGAGTATGCGTACATATAGGTAATAAAAAAGCACAAAATATAGCATAGAGAAGAATGAGCTTAAGCATCCCGTGTGGACTTAAGACTTCGAGGAACTTATAAGACTATATAAATGCGAGGAAAACACATAAAATCCTGTGTTTGCAAAGAATTAATGGCTGACATCTCAAAGTTAAGTGTTGAATCTTATTTTAGAGGTAGGGAAAGCAACTAATACCCTAGACAACGAACGAAGTTGCAAACCGAAACATACATAACTGAATTCTTTCGTTGGTAGTCAGTGAGCGATGGAGTAGGTAGATGAATAGTGCTATTTGATATACGAATGTATGTAGGATAGTTTGTAATATTCATAAATTACCTTTATAGGTAGCATAGAGTAAATATATAAATAACCACGTCGAGTTAAAGGTTGATGGATGCACTTGACTTAACGCAACGAATTAAACTAAGCGTAATGTTTAATTTAGAAACCTTTATATTTATTCTATGGTGTCTATAAGGCACTAGAAGTTCTTATTTTATTTGCTATACGAACTCCGAGAGGATAAGATAGTAAATAGCATTACCTTTAACAGGTAGTGTCTAGTGATATATAAAAAGGGAGAAGTAAAGAGGTATCGTTCAAGAGTAATTAACTTGTTCGCTTTAGAAAATAGTTAGATAAGCCCTTGTATACTAACTTATAACAAGGTCAAACCTTTATATCATTAGACAGTATCTATTAATACAACCAATAAGGTTGTTTTTTTATTGAGGAAAATAATATGAAGAAGAAAAAGGAAAATTTAAAATTATGCATGATATACCATTGCAAGGAATGTCCAAGGGCAAGAAAATGTGAAGAAGAACAAAAGAGGTATGAAAAAAATGTTAAGAATAATAATTAGTTTAATATTAGGTTATTTCATAGGAATGGCAAGTTGTTTATTACAAGTAATAAGAATGGAAAACAGAAAAAATCAAAAGATAGAGGAAATATTAAAAAGAGGTGAATAGTCGTGGCAAAAAGTAAAGTAGACTATTGGCTAACAGATGATGGTTTGACTTTACTCAAAGGCTGGGCTAGAGATGGTCTTACTGATGAACAAATAGCTAATAATTGTGGCATAAGAAGACAAACATTATACGAATGGAAGAAAAAATATAGTGACATAAATGACACCTTAAAAAAAAGTAAGAGTATTGTTGATTATGAAGTAGAGAATTCTTTATTAAAAAAAGCATTTGGTTATAATGCAAAAGTATTAAAACATATAAAAGTAAAGAAAGTAGACTATAATGATGATGGCTATAAAGTAAATGAGCATGAGGAAATAGTTGAAGTATATGATGAAGTACATATACCAGCAGATACTACGGCACAAATATTTTGGTTAAAAAATCGTAAACCAGATAAATGGAGAGAAAAACAACAAGAGGCACCAAATAACGAAAATGATCATGTTATTCTTGTTGATGATTTGAAAGATTATGAAAATAATAAAGATAAGTGATTTGATAATACCAAAATTTTATCCATTATTTCATGATACAAAACATATCCATCATGTAATAACAAGTGGTCGTGCTGGTACTAAATCAAGTTATATGGGAATTAAAGGCATAAGGACCATAGTTGATGATAATCCTGGTTCAGTAGTAGTTTTAAGAAAATTTCATAATAAACTAAAAAAGACAGTATTTAAAGAATGCTTAAGAGCAATAACAAGATTAGGCTATAATAAAAATGAATTTAAAATAACAGTAAGTCCTATGCAAATAACATACAAGAAAACTGGTAATACAATCTATTTTACAGGTAATGATTCAATAGATGACACTAAAGGTATGATAGATGAAGATAGACCAATAGTATTAGTACTAATAGATGAATTAACAGAGTTTTTTGATAAAGGTGAGGGAGAAGATGAATTACAAAATATAGAGGCTACTTTCATTCGTGGTAATGATGAGGACTTTGTTATAGAATATTACTTCAATCCTCCAAAAAATCCAAAAGCACCTATAATGGAATGGTGCGAAAAAATGGAGAGAAGACCAGACACTAAACATGTGCATGTCGATTACAGAGATGTACCTGTTAATTGGTTAGGTAAAAAATTAATAGAATCAGCAGAGATATTAAAAACAATAGATGAAGTAATGTATAATTGGCTATGGCTTGGCTTATGCACAGGAATAGATGAATTAATCTATTATATGTTTAATGAAAGTGTTCATGTAAAAGAATGTACTCAAGATGATTGCAAGAATATGGAATATTGCTACATAGGAGTAGACTATGGGCAAATGAATGCTACAACATATGAAGCATTTGGAATAGATTATCAAAATAAATGCATTCGAGGAATAGATGAATACTATTATTCAGGTCGTGAGACTGGAAAGCAAAAGAGCCCGAGTGATTATGCATTAGATTTCAAAAAATTTAAAGATAGTCTTGAAGAACAAGGATTGACTATAAGATATGTATTTATAGATCCATCAGCGAAAGGATTAGCAGAAGAAATAAAAAAGCAGTGTCCAGATGTTATGATAAAGGATGCTAAAAATGATGTGTCTTTAGGAATAAGTAGAGTGCAAAAAGTATTGTCGCTATGTGCATTATACATATCTCCTAAACAAAAAAATTTAATCAAGGAAATGTATCTATATGAATATGATGAAGATTCAATTGAAAAAGGTAAAGAAATACCAGTAAAACAAAATGACCATTGTATGGATGCATTAAGGTACTTGATAATGGGTATATGGAAATTAATTAAGGCTATGATACCGATTCTAAAAGAATTAGAAAAGGAGGATGACAATGATAGGTAACTTAATAAATAAAGTTAAAGGATGGTGGCATAAAATGTTTGATTATAAAAAAATAGTAAATGACTTTGGATTAGATATGGAAACTAGCGAAAGTATATTAAATGCGATTCAAACATGGAGTAAAATATATAATAAACAAGAACCATGGATTGATGAAAATACTAAATCTTTGCATGTGGCAAGAACAATGTGTGAAAAAGTAGCAAAAGCAGTAACTATTGAATACAAAAGTACATGTTCAGAACCATATATTGATGGAATATATCAAAAATTGTTAAGAAAAAAAAGAAAATATACAGAGCAGATGTTAGGAAAATCATCTGTTTTTTTTAGACCATATTTTAATGGTAAAGATATAAAAGTAAATGTAGTACAGGCAGATAAATTCATACCTGTTGCATTTGATGATGATGACAACTTAACAAGTTATATTTTAATAGATCAAGTAGTAAAAGAAGATAAAATATATACTAGACTTGAATATAACGAGTACAAAGATAATAAAATAACAATTAAAAATATTTGTTATAAGGGTTTCATTAGTGGTGTAACATTATCAAGTAAAATAAGCTTAACAGAAGTTGATAAATGGAAAAATATAAAAGATATAGAGACTATTGAAGGTGTAGATAGATTAATAGGTGGATTTGCTACAATGCCTACAGAAAATGATTTAGATAATAATAGTCCGATAGGACAACCTATTTATCATAATGCTATGGAATTATTAGAAGAAATAGATAATCAATTTTCAAGAATAATTCATGAATATAGAGGTACAGAATTAGCAATTGATATAGACCAAAGTATATGCTTACCAGATGGGAAAGGTGGATTTAAAGTTCCAAAAGGAAAAGACCGCTATTTTAGAAAATGGGATTTTGAAGATACAAAAGATAAATCAATGAATATTTTTAGTCCAGAAATAAGAGATAATCCTTTATTCAATGGGTTAAATGAATATTTAATTCAAGTAGAAAGTGCATGTCATTTATCTCATGGTACACTTGCTAAACCAGAAGCAATTGAAAAAACGGCAACAGAAATGAAACAATCAAAACAAGATTATTATGTAACAGTGTCAGACATTCAAGCCGTATTACAAAGCGCATTTGATGATTTAATATATGGCATTTATGTATTATGTAAATTATATGGTATTTCTGTAAAAAATAATTATTCAGTTGAATATAACTGGGATGATAGTATTCTTGTTGACAAAGAAACAATCCAAAAACAATCACAATTAGAGCTTTCACAAGGAATAATTGATAGAGTAGCATACTTTATGACTACTCGTGATTGGAGTGAAGAAGAAGCAATAGAGTATATAAAGAAAATGAATGAGAGAAAAAAATTATTAGAACCAATAGAAAAAGAGGAAGAACCTGAAATGTAGGTGATTATTAGTGAATGATAAAAAAATAAATGAACTAATAAAACCAATAATAGATATCTATGACAATTTGGAACTTGAAATTGTAAAAGATATAGCAAATAGATTTGATAATTACGATACATTAGGTGGTACTCTTGAGTGGAGATTAAAAAAACTTGATGAATTAGGAACATTCAGTAATGACATGGTAGAATTAATTTCTGAATATACAAATAAATCCAAAAAAGAAATATTGCAAATGCTAGAAGAAGCACAAGAAAATACTTTTAATATAGATTATTTAAATAAAGCATATGAAAATGGCATGATTAAAGTAAATCCTATGAAAGTATTAAAATCGCCAGCATTTGAGAATATAATTAGCAATTCATATAAGGAGTTAAACAAGACTTTTAGACTGATTAATACAAAAGCATTAGAAAATATTAATCAGTCTTATATGGACATAATAAATACTGCATATGTTGAAGTAGCAAGCGGTGTTTTTGATTACCAGAGTTCAATTAAAAGAGCATTAAATAAAATGGCTGAAAAAGGCATTAAATGTGCTTCATATGAGCGAAAAGATGGAACAATAGTTAAATACTCTTTGCAAGGTACAATAAAAAGAGATATAGTAACTGCAATAATTCAAACCGCTTGTAAATCATCAATGAAGATGTGTGAAGAATTAGATGCAGAATATGTTGAGGTTACAAGTCATCTTGGTGCAAGAACTGGTGATGGTGTTAATCCAATAACAAATCATGCACACTGGCAAGGAAAAGTATATAAACTTAAAGGTTCAGATAAGTATGATAACTTTTATACTTCAACAGGCTATGGTGATATTTTAGGATTAGGAGGAGTTAATTGTAGACATAACTTTTATCCTTACTTTCCAGGAATAGATGAACCAAGTCAACCACATTATGATGAAGAAGAAAACAAAAAAGAATATGAAAGGCAACAAAAATTAAACAGATTAAATAGAAAAAAGCAACAACAGAACAGAATAAAAGAGGTTGCTATTCATAATGAGGATATAGACCAAATAAAAGAAGTTAATAAAGAAATAAAAAAGATAGAAAATGGAAAGAAACTCTAAAAAAATTAAAACAAAGTAAAAATAGCACCAAATAAGGTGCTTTTATTATGCTTAAATTTAGTGAAATGAGGTGATATGATGGATGATGTTGGTGGTGTTTGGCGTACAGTAGGTGGCAGAAGAATATTCATAAAAGAGGGGCAAGACCTTGCTAGTGCTATGAAAGAAAGTGGAAAGTTTTCTAATAAACAAATTGAAGATAAAAAAAATAATAAAAAACAAATGATTGATGAAAATACTGAAAAATTTAGCAAAAAAATAATGAATCAAAACCGTGAAAGTGCAATAGTGTTTGATGATAATGGCAAAGAATTAATATTTAAAGATGGTGAACAATATAAAGTTGAATTTAGAGGAAAAGAATTGGAACAATTAAAAGGCATGAATTTTACACATAATCATCCAACAACTTCAGATTATGATAGTATGTTTTCAAAACGAGATTTAATATTTGCGTATGATAATGATTTAAAATCTATGATTACTATAAATCAAAAAGGAGATATTATTAAGCTGGAAAGAGACAAAAATTTAAAATTTGATGATGAGCATAAACCTGGTTTTCTTGCTGGGGACTATGAAAGAGAAAAGATAATGGCTACTAGAGGAAATAAAAATTTAACAGAAGTTGCAAATCATATGGATAATTGGATGAATGATAATGCCAAAAAATATGGTTATAAATATGAAAGAAAAATAAAAGAAAATACTATTACAAAAGATAAAACACCAAGTAAAGAAATACCTAAGAAAAAATACAACGAACAAGAATTATATAATATGACTAGCAAACAACTAGCAACCTTGTTGGTGGAAGATCAAATAAAACGTAGAGTTGTTAAACCAGAAAATAAAGAAATGCAAATTAAAGCAAGATTAAGCGGTTCAACAAAAATGAGCAAGGCAAAATTGTTGGAATATGCAAAAAAATATTTATAGACTTACAAAAGTCTTTCATCGTGAGGACATGAAGAGATATATTAAGTGCAAGACTTAACCTTACGACCATAAGTCAATAGAAATATTGGCTTTTTTCGTGTGGTATAGCAACGCTAGGACTAACAAATATTTTAATTCACACGTGGACGTGACCACGTAAAAAATACGAAGGAGGAAAAATATATGAAACGTGAATTTTTAGAAGGATTAGAACTTGATAAGGAAACTATTGACACTATAATGGCAGAGTATGGTAAATCTACTCAAGGACTTAGAGAGGAAAGAGATAATCTAAAAACACAAATTGAAGATGTTAACAAGGAAATTCAATCTTATAAGGATATGGATATTGATAGCATCAAAAAATCAGCCGAAGATTGGAAAACAAAATATGAAGAAATGGAAGCCAATCAAAAGGCAGAAAAAGAAAAGAGTATTAGAGATGAAAGAACTAATGCTTTTTTTAATGACATTAAATTTGCAAGTGAAAGTGCTAAAGCAGGAGTAATCGCTAAATTTAATGAAAAAAACTTTAACTATGATGAAGAATCTAAAAAATTTTTAGGGGCAACAGAATGGTTAAACGATTTAAAAGAAAGGGACTCTGGAGCATTCCTTAGCGATGTTGCAAATCCAAAATTTACAACAACACCAACTGCTCCAACAAAACCAAGTTCCATGGATGATGTTATAAAAGCCATGGGAATTAAAGAAGAAAAGTAAGAGAGAGAGGAAAAAATTATGAATAATATTGAATTAAGTACAGTTTACTTACCTTTATTAGATAAGGTGTACAAACAAAATTCAAAGACTTCAATCCTAGAAGGTGATGAAGCAACAATGAAACGTGGTGACAACGGAGAATTAAAAGTCGCAATATTAGATATGGATGCTTTAGGAGATTTTAGTAGAAATGATGGATATACTAAAGGTTCTACAACATTCAGATGGGAAACTATCAAATATGATAAAGAACGTTCACAAGATTTACGTATTGATAGATTAGATAATGCAGAAGCATTAAGACTTCCATTTGCTAAATTATCAAGTGAATTTATCAGAACTAAAGTAGTACCAGAAACAGATGCTGCTCGTATTGCTAAAATAGCAGGAACAGAAGGTATCAGTACTAAAGCAGAAACTTTAAGCGGTGGAGAAGCAGTTGTTTCAGCATTACGTGCTTGTTCTAATAAAATGGATGAAGATGAAGTAGATGCAGAAAACAGAATACTTTTCATTACTCCAACATTAAGAGGAGAAATTGCTGACCTTGATACAACTAAATCAAAAGAAGTATTAAGCAAATTTTCTACAATAATTGAAGTTCCACAAACAAGAATGTATACAAAAATAGAATTAAAAAATGGTAAAACAGAATATGGTTATGCAAAAGCAACAGATGGTAAAGAAATTAACTTCTTATGTGTTGAAAAGAGCGCAGCAGTAGTTCATATGGAACAATTTATTAAATACTTTACACCAGATGAAGATCAAGATGGTGATGATAATGTATTTAAATATCGTAATAACAACCTTTATGGACATGTTTATGAAAACAAATTAGCTGGAATTTATTGCTCTTATAAAGCAGAATAGGAGGAAAAAATGAGTACATTTATAGGCATGGGAGTAAATAAAGCAAAAACAGTTGATACTTCCAAATTAGAAAAAGAAAATAAAAAATTATCTGATAAAGTTAAAGAATTAACTAAAGAAGTTGAAACTTTAACAAAAGATAAAACAGAACTAGAAAATAAAGTTAAAGAATTAACTAAAGAATAGAAAGGAGTGATAAGGTATGAAGTCATATGTTGATTTTGATTATTATTCGAAAGAATATAATGGAACTTTAATACCAGAGAAATCATTTCCTAAAATATCAGTAGAAGCAAGTCAAAAAATTAATTATTTTACTCAAAACAGAATAGTTGAAGAAACAAAAGTAATTAAGTATACGACTTGCTTAATTGCTGATGAAATTATGAAAAATGAAAACTTAAAAAACACTATATCTAATGATAAAGAGGTTGCAAGTGAATCAGTAGGGCCTCATTCAGTATCATACGTTAATAAGGCGACTATTCAAAAAGAACAAATAAAAGATAATATAACTTTAAATAGATGCTTATATAATATTTGTTTAGAGAATTTACCAAATGAATTGATGTACAGAGGTATAAATGTTTCCAGATGAAATAACTATTTTTAACAAAATAGAAAACGATGATGAAACAACATATCATACAAAACATTTAAAAAATGTTATATGGTATGGTACAGATAACATTAATCTATCAGGTAAAGGTATTGTTAATTCTGATGACATTAATATAGTTATACCATTAGAAAGTTTATCGGATTATAAAAAAGTAAGTGAATTTAACGAATTAGATGATAAGTCTAATTTTTTTACATTACAAAAAGAAGATAAAATCGTTAAAGGTGTAGCAGATGATATTAAAAGTGTTAAAGAATTAAGCAAATATGAAAATGTAGTAACTATTAAAAGTATAGAAGAAAATTTGTTTGGTTCATCTATTGATAACATTTTAATAAAGGGTAAATAATGCATACAGATATTGAAATCTATATGGATCAAGTTTCAATGATACTTTCAAAGCGAGGGTTAGAACCTGGTGGAAGAGTACAAAAGAAATTTACTATTGATGTTAGGAAATATTGTGAACCATATGTTCCTATGGATAAAAAAGTTCTTATAAATAATGTAACCTACGATAAGAATTACGAATCGTTTACTTATCAAAGCCCTTACGCACATTTTCTGTACGAAGGTAGATTGATGGTAGATCCAAAAACTGGAAGTTCATATGCAAGAAAAGGTACCCAGAAAATATATAAAACACCTACACAAGAATTAGAGTATAAAGGTGGTCCTATGAGAGGAAAACATTGGGACAAACGTATGTGGGCGGATAATGGAGAAAAAATCGTAAATTCAATACAAAAATATGTCGATAGAGGTGGCAAATGAGAAAGATAAAAACAATAGATGCTATAAGAAAGTTTTTCAAAAAAGAATGTTCTTATATAGACAAAAAATCAAAATTATGTGTAGATTTTCTTTCAAATGATTCGGTTTGTTTTTCAATAGAACCAGTTCCTGTAGAACCAATAGTTGAAGAGTATATCGATGGTGGAAGAAGAGAGCAATTTGTTTTTGTATTAGCATGTATGTTTCCTTATAACGATGAATTTATGAATAACATAGATAATAGTGGTTTTTTTGAAACAATACAAGACTGGTTAGAAGAATGTACTGAAAATGGAGTTTTTCCTAAATTAGATAGTAATTATTCTCCGGTCGAAATAAAAGCGATAACGAGCGGTTATTTGTTTGGTATTAGTGAAGACATGTCGAATGCTAGATACCAAATACAATGCCGTTTTTTATATGACAAGGAAGGTGAATAAAAATGGAAAAGAGAAAGAGACATTTATGGGCTCAAGGTCTTAAAACAGGCGAAAACACATTCGATAGAATGGGTAAAGGTATTACAAGCCTAGAGTTATCTTATAACGCTTCTGAAACATCAGAAAAATATATAGATGAAGAAGTTAAAACAACAACTATCGATGAATATGCTCCTTCATTTGATGGAGAACAAACTTGTTATAAAGATGAACCTATTTTTGAATACTTAAACAAAAAAAGATTACAATTAGCAACTGGTAGTGATGCAGAAAGTGAAGTAATCAATGTAGATATTATGGATAAACAAACAGATGGTAGTTATACTGCTCAAGTATTTGCTTGTTCTATATCTATCACTTCATATGATGGTATAGTTCTTAAATATAAAGTTAATCTAAATAGTGCTCCAAAAAATGGTACTGCAACAATTGCTAATAAAAAAATAACATTCACAGAGAAAGATTCAGAATAATTAATTGGGGTACATCTTTGTACCCCTCTATTTTTATATAAGGAGGAAAAATGAATAATACAGTAAGTTCAATAACAGTAAAAAAGAAAAATGTATATACAATAAAAATTATGGATGAAAATGGAAAATATACAGGAAATAAACTTGAGTTTAAATTAGATGATGTAGATTTAATGTTAAAACTAGAAAAAGCAGCGGAAGAAGTAGACAAAATAAAAAATAATATTAAAATGCAACAAGTAATAATAAGTAAACGACAAGACGTTCCAGGGAAATACGTATTATCTAAAAATGAACAAGATTTATATAATCTTTATTCAAATGGTTATAAAAATATAAGAAAAGCAATGGATAATTTTTTAGGAGAAAATGGATGTCAAAAAGTTTTTGGTGATACAAATTCTCTTGAAATGTTTGATGATTTAATGGAAATGTTAAAACCTGAATTTTCTAAAATGGGGTTAAGTGTTGAAAACTTAAAAAATAGAATAAAATCTAAATATTCTGATAAAAAGGAAAATGTAATTTGATATTTCCAGAATATGCTGAAATCAATGGTAAAAAATATAAAATAAATACAAGTTATAAGGTTGCTTTAAAGTGTTTAGATGTAATTAATGATTCTGACATAACAGATTTAGAAAGGGCTCTTGCAGTCGTTTTTTTATTGTTTGGATTTATTCCTGAAAACGATGAAGATATAGCTTTACTTCTTGAAAAAGCAAAAATATATCTAGAATGTGGAGAAAGTAAAGAAAATCCAGAAGATATAAAAAAAGATATGGATTACAGGAAAGATTGGAAATATATAGTTCCAAGTTTTGAAAGTGATTATCATATTGACTTATCTAAAACAGATTTACATTTCTGGCAATTTTATTATTTGCTAACAGGTTTAACAGACAAATCAATGTTAAGTAGAGTAAGGGATATAAGAAATTATGATTTATCTACAGTAAATGATGAAAAATTCAAAGAAAAAATGAGATTAGCAAAAAAAGAGGTAGCACTTGATGATGAAGAATATACAGAGGAAGAACAAGAAGAAATAAATGAATTTGAAAGCCTATTTTAGGAGGTGATATAATGGATGGTTCAATTACAATAAAAACTAAAATAGATAGTTCTGGTATAGAGGGACAATTAGAACAAGTAAATGAAAAAATAAAAATACAAGAAGAAAAGTATAAGAATACTAAAGATTCTCTTAATGAGATTACTAATTCACTTAAAACAAATAATGCAGAAGTAGAAGGAATGGTTAGCAATTATGAAAAGTTAAATTCAATAATTAAGGACATGCAAACAAAAGCAGATTCTCCAAAAGGATTATCTACCAGTGAGTATGATGAACTTAATAAATATATTGCAGAAAGAGAAAAATTAGGAAATAGTATAGATAAAGTAAATGCAAAAATAGTTAAAGAGGAAAGTCAACAAAAAAAATTAACTTTATCTCTAAAACAACAAAAATTGCAATACGACCAATTAATTGGGAAAAAACAAAAATTAGAAGTAGAAGCATTTAAAAAAAATACAATAAATGTAGGAAAAATGAATGATGGTATAAAACAAAGTATAAAAAGTTTGTCAAGATATGCATTAGCATTATTCAGTTTGTCGACAATATACTCATTTTTATCATCATCAGCGAGTTCTTGGTTAAGTTCTAACGATTTAGGTGCTAAACAATTATCAGCAAACATTGAGTATATGAAATGGGCGATAGGTAAATCACTCCAACCGGTCATAGAAACATTAGTTTCTTGGATGTATAAACTATTACAACTTATAGGAATGGTTGCAAATGCATTATTTAAAGTAAATATCTTTTCTAAAGCATCAGCAAAGGATTTTGAAAGTTCAAAAAAATCAACCGCTGGAATAGCGAAGAATACAAAAGAAGCAAGTAACAATTTAGCAAGTTTTGATAAACTGGATGTACTCCAAGAAAACAAAGATTCGAAAAGTGGAGGTGGTTCTGATTTCACAATGCCTACAACTGATTTAGGTAATATGGATATGGAAGTACCAGGATGGATGAAGTGGATTGTAGAAAATGGTGATTTGATTATAAGTATTATAGGAGGTGTTACTACAGCAATATTATTATTAAAACTAGGTGTAGGTGGATTAATTTCACTTGGTATAGGTATTGCAATAGCAGGAGTAATTTATTTAATACAAAGCGTAATTAAATATCTTAAAGATCCATCGTTTGAGAATTTTGGGAAGGTATTAACCGGAATTGGATTAATCATTGCTGGAATAGCAATTGCTTTTGGCGCATGGCCAGTTGCAATAGCGGGTGCACTTGTTGCAATAATAGGAATAATTATGTCAAATTGGGAAAAGATAAAAAATTTTGCACTTGGAATAGGTCAGTGGATAGAAGAAAACTTTGGTTTGCTTGGAGAAATAATAAATGTTTCAATTAAAAATGGATTGTCTGCTTTTGAAGTTTTATTTGGTGGAGTTAAACAAATCTTTGATGGAATAATTCAAATTGCTAAAGGAGATTTAGCAGGAGGATTAAAAACAATTTTTGCAGGTATCGTTAATGTAATCATTGGTGCATTAAATGTTATGATAAATGCTTTAAATGTTTTAATATCTCCAGCAAGGGCATTAATAATTGCATTTGGTAAAGTTACAGGTAAAAATTGGAACATGAGTAATATAAAAATACCATCAATTCCAAAAGTTAGGCTTGCAAAAGGTGCAATAGTAAATAATCCAAGAAGAGGTGTAGATGTTAATGTTGGCGAAAATGGAGCAGAAATGATGTTACCACTTGAAAATAACACAGAATGGATGGACACACTAGCAGATAAAATAGCAAGCAGAACTGGTGGAGATAGACCACTAAATATAAAAGCGACTGGTACACTGTCTCAATTAATAAGGTTATTAAAACTTGAACTTGATAAAGAAGATGATAGAAGAGGTGGCTCTATGATAAAAGGTGGTACATTATGATAGTATCTGATTTTTTAATCGTAGATGGTATAAAGTTTAATATTCATGTAAAAACTGGGGTTAAAAGAACCGCAGATTTTTTATATAAATATGCAAATAGACTCCAAACAGGATGGCTTGAATCTGAATTAATAGGTGTTTATTTTAACTATTCTAATATAAGTTTTGAAAAACAAACAGATAAAAATTATAATGAATATAATTCTTTGTATGATAAACTGACAGAACCAAATGAAGAACACACAATAACAATAGCAAATTTTACTTTCCAAGCGTATTTTGCTAATGTTTCTGATGAGATTTATAGTTATAAAAATGGTAGAGCATATTTTAAAAATTTAACAGTAGAATTTAAAGCAGTAGGACCAGCAAGAACATGAGAACTTATGCGAAAATAGTTTTTGGTTTGTATGATGTAACTGCAAAAGATGATGCTCAATTAACTGCAAACGACAAACAAACATTTTGTAATTTAGATGAATTACAAGAAGAAAATGTTAATGAAGTAAAATATGCTACACTTGAAAAAAATTATTTTAACCTTGATGGAAGTAAAGTTCTTTTGGATTACACTTCAAGAGCAACGGGTACAGGTTTATGGAGTAAATCAATGTCTGATGGCAAAGGTTTATTCCAAACACCACCTACGCTCGTGATTAATTTTTCACAATCCCATTCTTCAAATGGTTTAACTTTTCAATTTTCAGAAGATAATTATTGTAGTGACTTGAATATAAAATATTATAATGAAAGCACACTTATAAAAGATTTAAACTTTACGCCTAATAAGAGTACTTATTTTTGTAGTGAAATCGTTGAAAATTATAATAAGATAGTAGTAACCTTTAAGAAAACAAACAACCCTTATAGATACTTAAAATTAATTAATATTATATATGGACAAAATAGAGTTTTTGAACCAAGCGAAATAACAAGTGCAAACATTTTAGAAGAAATAGATCCATTATCAAATGAAATAAGTATAAATACTTTAGAGTTTTCAATATTTTCAAGAGATGAGTCGTTTAATATGCTTAATCCCAAAGGTATATACAAACTTTTACAATCAAGACAAATGTTTAAAGTTTATGAAATGAATGATGGCGTTGAAATGGATATGGGAACATTTTACCTTGATGAGTGGAAAAATGAAACAGAGGCAATTTCTAACATGAAGGCAATTGATTTAATAGGATTGCTAGATAAGACAACCTATTATGGCGGAATCTTTTATGATGAGCAAGTAGATATAATCTTAATTAGAATTCTTGAAACTGCAAATATGGATGAACATACAATTACATTTGATGATGATAATTTAAGAAAAATTCATTTAAGTGGTTATATTCCTATATGCACACATAGAGAGGCAATTCAGCAAGTATTGTTTTCTGCGGGATTAGTTGCTGATTGTAGTAGAAGTAAGAAGATAAAAATTTATAAACTTAAAGATTCAAATATAAAAAATATACCATATAGTAGAAAAAAACAAGATTCAGAAACCATTGAGTTGAACGACATTGTAACTGGTGTACAAGTAACATCACATCAATACTTGTATAATACAAATACACAAGTATACTCTGAAAAGAAAGAATTATATAATGCTGATTTAGATGCAGGAGAGCATTTTATTAAGTTTAGCGAACCAGTATATGGAATAACTGTTGAAGGTGCTACATTATTGGATTTTAGTTGTGCATATGCAAAAGTAAATGTAACTACTAAAGGTAATGTTAAGATTGAGGGTTATGAATATTATCATATAACAAAAGTATATGAGTCTAAAATTGAGGTAAAGGATAATGAAAAAGAAAATGTTTTACAAGTAACAGATGCCACTTTAATAAGTGATAACAATGCTCAAGAAGTAGCAGATAGAATTCTTAATTATTATCAAAATACATATAAAATGAATGTTGATTTTAAAATTGAAGATGAATCGATTAGTGATACCGCTATTGTAGAAACATTATATAATCAAAAACTTAAAGGAAATATCAAAAAATTAGATATTGATTTAACAGGTGGATTTATAGCAAGTTCAACAATTATTGGCTCACTTTATAAGGAGGAATCAAATGAAAACACTAATAACTGATAGAACAGAATTAGATGTAATAGAAGCAAAGAAAAATCCATCGGCAACGGATTATAAAAAAGGAAATTATAATTTTACAGACCTTAATAGACTTGAAGAATGGTGTAGTTACTTGCAAAAGAAATTTAATGATAATGGTTATAAATTAAATCTAAATTTAAAACTAAAGTATTATACCTATGAAGAATTAAAAAAGTTTAAATATTCAGATTTAAAAGAAATGCTATTTATAGAATTGAAGCACGGAAACTGGGGTATGACAGACATACCTACGCTAACAGAAATCAACAGAATAAGAGATAACATACAAACATTAAAAAATAATCTTATGACAAGAAGTACATTAACAATAGTTAAAAACAACACAATGAATTACAATCAAGCAAACATACTTGAACAAATCTTGTTTGAGTTAGATGAATTATTTACATTATATGAAAAGTCCTTACGATACTGTGGGACTTTTTATTGTGGGGAGGAATAAATATGTATGAAAAATTAAATTTTAAAGACAGAATAGTCGAAAAGCCAAACACTTATACTGTTCAGACTAACGAAGATGGAACAGTTACTTTAGTACCTGCTTTTGGGAATACTTTACAAGAAGGTACTGCAATTAATCATGGTTCTATGGATCATATTGAAGAAGGAATTGTTGCTTTGAATAATAACAAGCAAAATAAAGTATTATCTGGAACAAGTACTCCATCAAATGATTTGGGTGAAGATGGAGATATTTATCTCCAACACAATTAAGAAGGTGATATGAATGGCTAAATTACCTAGTTTAATTACAAATTCTTTAACTGGAGAAGCATTAAATTATAGTAATTCGGGCAGTGGGAAAGTTGAAATTAAACAAACATTTGAAGTCACACAAAATAATAATAACTTTACTTGGACTATAAAATCAAAAATATACATTAGGTTAAATTCAGGTTATCCGCAAGGTAAAGGTGAAAGATTTTCAGGTATATGGCAACAAATAGGTGATGGCATAAATAAAATAATTGAAGATATTCAAATTTTATCTTTATCAGGTGTTTGGATTAACAATGTTCAAGTTTCAAATAATGCGTATGAATGGTACAAAATATTAGAACAAGAAAAAACATATGAGTGTACGACTGGTAGGCAAGGTGTTAAATTGCAGTGTAGATATGCTAATGGAAATAATAGCTATTGTTTCGATGATTACACACTTATCTATTTAACTTTACCTGCATTTAGTGGTATGCAGTATAAAGTAAATAATAAATATTATTTCGCTATGCCTTGGATAAAAGTTAATGGTGAATGGAAAAGAACACTTCAATATGTCAAAGTTAATGGTGAATGGAAAAAATACAATAGTACTTGGTTATGGAATCCAGAATAAGAGGTGATATAAATGGGAACATATACAAAAAATTTAAAATTAGAAACACCAAGTTATACAGACAATGCTGATATACCAGCACTAACAAAAAAGAATAATGAAATTATAGATAGTGAAATGATAAAAAGAGCAAATGGTTTAGATTATAACGAACAAACAGGAGTATTACAATTAACAGGAAACAATTCTAAAGTAGGTAGTCCTATACAAATAAAAAACAACCTACCTGTAACTTCAATGTCAAGTGGTACAGAATTAAAAGTAAATAACTATAAGCAATTAATAAAGTTTACTAAAGAAGGTAAAACAGAGCAGAAAAGTTATACAGGGAAGAATATATTTAATTATGTTAGTAATCTAAAAGCTTCATCAGATGGATTAACAAGTGTTATAAATGATGATGGAAGCATTACCACAGCAGGAAAAATCACTTCAAATTATACTACGATAACTAAGGGTGTTGATTTAATTGATTTATTAGAGGATGGAGAAACATATACAATTTCACAAGAAAAATACAACACTAATATATATATTCAAATAACTGCAAGAAAAAAAGATAATACTTATACTTATTATGGAACCACTAATACTCAAAAAAAAGCATCACTTAAAATTGATAAAACAATTTATTCTAATTATTATTGCTCAATTCAAAGTAATTCTACTTCTAATTGGGGAGATAAATCTTTAACAATAACTAATAAGTACATGATATGCAAAGGTACTGATACTGCTGATTCTTCTTTTGAACCATATGTAGGTGGAACTCCAAGTCCTAGTCCTGATTATCCACAAGAGATTGTGAATGTTAGAGGTGTTGAAAACATTATTAAAGTAAAACCAAGAACTACTAAAGAAATAAATGGTTTAAAAGCTATTTCTCAGGAAGATGGAAGTATAAAAATAACTGGTACTGCAACTGCAGTAACTGAATTTACAATGCAATTAGAAACACCTGTTACAATAAAGAATAATATATATACATATAGTGTTAAATCTATTGGTAGTGTTCCATCTTGTGCAACAAGATTATTAAAACAAAATAGTTCAACAAGCGGAAATTCATTTGGTAAAACTTATACATCTTTAAAATCAAATGATACTGTAAAAATTACATCATCTGTAACTGATGAAGAGAGTTATAATTACTTTTTTTTCTATTGTAATAAAGATACAACAGTTAATACAACACTTTATCCTCAATTAGAAGAAGGTCAAATAGCACATAATTTTGTTCCATATGGAAGCAATTATCTCCAATTAAAAAATACTACAGATAATGAATCAAAAATAATAAACATAGACTTAAAAGGTAATGAACTATGTTCTGACAAAGAACAAAAATTAAAAAATGAATTGTTAGTGGAAAATGGTAAAGCAAAAATAAATAAAAAATTTGGTGAATACATATTTACAGGAAATGAAATTTTTAGTTTTGCAGATAGTAATACCAGAATTAAAATTGATTCTAATTTACTTCCTCAGTTGGCAAATGTGTATATACCACAACCTAAGACTTCTTTAAATATAACACCATCATTTTGTACACATTATATATTATCTTCGCAAGATAATGTAGTAAAAGGAAGTAATAAATTTGCTTTTTCACAATGGGGCAATCAAAAATTTATTTATTTTCCAGCCGATTATAGTACAATTGAAGAATTCAAGGCAAAATTAAAATCATTATATGATTCAGGTAATCCTGTAAAGGTACAATATGAACTAGCAGAACCAGAAGTCATTGACTTAGGTGAAGTAGATTTTGATTTAATAGAAAATAGTACATTAACTTGCGAAGAAGAATCAGATATGAAAATAGACTATTTAACAATAGATAGTAATATATTTGTACAAGATAATCTAGATGGTAACTCAAGTCAAAAAGCACCAAGTGTAGATGCAGTAAATAAAGCAATAAATAAAATAAGCAATTACTCTAGCGAAGAACAAGAAATTGGTGAATGGTTTGGAGAAAAGCATTATAGAAAAGTATTTAAAATAGATATGGATTCCACTTCAAAAGAAATGACTATTCCAACGGGAATAGACATGAAACAATTAACACATGCTTATGGTGTTGCTTTATACAATGGAACAATTTATCTTCCATTGAATTTTTATAATAATCTTGGCTGGGACTCTTTTCATTTAACTGAAAAAGGTGCAAACATCATTTTACAAAGAGGAGATAATTTCTCCATAACAAAAGTATTTATAACATTAGAGTATACAAAAAATGTATAGTAAAGAAATAGAAGAATTGTTAAGATTAAAAAGCAATTTAATAAATGTAAAGGAGTATATAAAAATATGCAATAGTCCTCAAGTAGACCATGTCAAATACGACAATGGTCTTTTCTATTTGTGGACTAATGATAATTATAAATTTGTTTTAAGAATAAGAAAGGAAGAAGAGAATGAATAACATTATAATTGCAATAATTGGAGGTTTATGTACTGCGATACCTAGCATAATTGCAACAATATCAACCAATAAGAAAAATCAAGATCTAATTGATTATAAAATAAGTCAACTAACAGAGCACGTTATACAACATAACGGATTAATAGATAGAATGTATAAAGTCGAAAATAGAGTAACTCTATTAGAAGAAAAAGAAAAATAGGAAAGGAGAAAGACAATATGGTAAAGAAGATATCAAAGTATGTTCTTAATGTATTAACTATTGTTAATGCTTTAATAATTGGTATTGCTCCAATTTGGAATATCAATGCTGATAAAGTAACAAATACAATATCAGTAGTAATTGCAGTTATATCAACATACTTATTGGGAAATAAAGCAGTGACAAAAATAAAAGGAGAATAGAATGAAATCTAGAGAAAAAGAAATAAATTATTTGATTTACTTAAAAAGTAAATTAATTCAAGATACAAAGAAAGAAATAAAACAATTAAGGTTAGAAAAAGAAAGTTTGTATAGAAAGAAGGAAGTAAGAAAATGAGTAAAAGTAGTTTAGTAAATTATACAAAATTATCACCAAATTGTTCATCAAGAAATGGTGCAAGAATATGTAAAATAACACCACATCATATGGCAGGTAATTTAACAATAGAGCAATGTGCTGAAGTATTCCAGAATTCGAGTAGACAAGCATCAGCAAACTATGGAATAGGTTCAGATGGAAGAATTGGTTGTTATGTAGATGAAAACGATAGGAGTTGGGCATCAGCAAATTATGATAATGATAGACAAGCAATTACCATAGAAGTAGCAAATGATGAAATAGGGGGTAATTGGCATGTGTCGGATAAAGCATTAGAAAGCCTTATTAATCTTTGTGTAGATATATGTAAAAAATATAATTTTAAATTGATATATGATGAAACACCTAATGGAAGCCTTACAAGACATAATATGTTCGTAAATACAACTTGTCCAGGTCCATATTTACAAAGTAAGTTTCCTTATATCGCAGAGGAAGTAAACAAAAGATTAGGAGGACAATCTACATCAACACCAACAACTTCAACAACAAGTGGAGATGAAACAATAAAGTATATTCAAAATAAATTAAATGCTAGATATAACGCAAGTTTAAATGTAGATGGTATATTCGGACCATTAACTAAAAAAGCAATGGTAAAAGGGCTTCAGATTGAGTTAAACACACAATGTGGAGCGAGATTAAATATAGATGGTATATTTGGATCATTAACTAAAAGTGCATGTCCAAATGTTAAACAAGGAATGAAAGGAAATATAACTTGGCTAATACAAGCAAGATTATACACATTAGGATTTAATACAAATGGAGTAGATGGTATTTATGGAAGTGGAACAAAAAACGCAGTAGCAAAATACCAAAGTTCAGTAAATATTGCTTCAGATGGAATATGTGGTAAAAATACTTTCGAAAAATTATTTAAATAAAAAATGCACAATGATTGTGCAAAAAGTCCACTTAAAACCGGAAAATGCACAAAAAAGTCCGATTATTGTGCAAAATTAAGACCTATCGAAAGATAGGCTCTTTTTTTTGGAAAAAATTACCAAGTAAAATGTATGGAAAAATATGGTATATATAATATAGAGGTAGTAAAGCAATATGATTATAGTAGTAGTTGAAGATAATCGCATATTAAGAGAAAGAGAAATAAAAGCAATAAGAAAAGCATTAAAAGATTATAATTATAAAATAGTTGAATATTCTGATTTTACAAAAGAATTAAAGAAATTAATTCAAACACCAGATTTTAAAATCTATGTATTAGATATAGAACTTTTAAATTCATCGGGAATAGATATAGCAAATTTTATTCGTGATTACGATGACATGAGCGAAATTATTATGTGTAGTTTTCATTATGAGTTAGAGTATAAAGTTTTAAAAAGTAAACTTAAAATTTTAGATTTCGTTTCAAAATACGATAACGCATATGTAAATTTAACTAATTTAATTTTAGAGGTGTTTAATAAACATTCTAGAAAAATATTGAAAATAACAGATAAAGGCGTTATACTCTTTATTGTTATGAAAGATATATTATATATATCTAAAGAAAAAAATACACGAAAGTGTGTCATAAAAACATTTAACAATGAGTATCTTGTAAATAAAAATTTGGAAGAAATAAAACAAGAATTAAATTCAGATTTTATACAAGTAAGTAGAAATTGTATAGTTAATCAAAATAATGTAGAAGAATATAATTTTAAAGATTCTAAAATTAAATTTAAAAATGGTGAAGAAATAGATGTAGTATTGAAATCTTTCATAGAAAAAATAAAATTTTAGGTCTTATTTTGGACTTAAAAATCTAAAAAATGAGTAAAAATGAGTAAGTATAGTTATATATAATTCCTTATAAAATAAAGAAATTATACATTAAAATGTATATTCTAATTTTTCCCCTAAGCTCCACCATAATGATATTATGACCTAATTTGTTAGGTTTTTTTATTTTTTCTATTTTATATTTTCTAAAAGTATGATAATATTATTATAATTTGGAGGTATTAAGATGGATAGAAGTAAAGAAAAAAATAAAATTTTAGTTGTGTTATGTAAAATTGATAATTGTTATGAAAAAGAAGATAATTATAGAGATAGA